CCTTCATAGGCTAATTAATGCTCTCTCCCCAAACAGGAATAAACCTGCCGTCTTCAGTTTTTGTATAAACCAGTATACCATCGCCAGTTCTACGTGTCAACTCCTGACTTGTAGGAGTCATATTATTTGTTATTAAATTATCTTTTCTTGGTCTACCCATATGTATACTTGCAAGTATATCACGTATCTCTTTTAATTGCGACTCAGAATAGTATGCTCTAATTTGCCAACCACGTTCTCCATTTATCTTTGCGCCCATTGGTGGTGGAATAACTCCTCGTTTAATTAATAATGGAAAATACTTACGATGCCTATTGACAAGTCGTGCAGTTTCTGCTACAGTGTATGCCTTTTGTCTATTTTTTCTAAAGTCATTACGAAAACAAGTTTCTAATCTATCTTTTGTAATATTATAAACAGTAACCATTCCAGTAGATCTTGAACTATGATAAAGTCTAACAAGATCTCCGTTTAAAAACCAAATCTTTTTATTGCCTTTGATTACAGGCTGGCTATTGTAGTCTTTGCTCTCAAGTTTTCTAGGTTTAAAAGCCATAGACCCTCCCTGCTATCTGAAGGTGGATGATAAAAATTTCTAGAGCCACATCTAATGCAATATGTTTCTAGATGTATTTGACTAGAGTATTGTCTATCAATAAACATTCTACCCTTGCAGCGTCTGCAATAAATCATTTAATTTATTCCCCTTAATTAGGAATGCCAACAACAATTAGATGAACAGCCAGAGATAGATCTCCAGAAGCACCAAATCTAACAATTCCTTCTACTCTTGATGTAGTTACAGACTTTAAAATAACTACAACATTTTGTCCTGCTGGTGTATTTCCAATATTTACTGGAGTTGCAGTTGCAATTGGAGCATACTTAAAATCTGATGGAAAATCATATGTGAATGTTTTTTCGTTTCCTGCGTTAACAGTAGAGTTATTTGCTACTTCAATATATCCACCAATTACTCTTGCTTCTGATGTTTTTACGCTTTGCTTACCCGCAGAAACGGTATCTACAGTAGTATAGTTATATGTAGCAGATGAAACCTGCGTAGAAATATCATTAATAGTATCAGCCAACTGATAGATATACGTAACATCTAGTGGTTGACCTCGTTCTGGTAGTGGTACTTTTGCCATTATCTCTCCATTATATCATTAGACTGTTTCATTTAAAAGCCTATAAACTTTTAAAAATGGTGTTCCTGCTGCGCCATCTGCTCTTTCAACTGGATCGCCTTTTAAATATATTTCAATACTAAGTCTGTTTGGAGGTGATGGCTGAACAACTCCACCTATGGTATATGTTGAAGGAATAGGCATAGACAAAGATGTTGTTTCTATTCTTTCTTTATATAACCAATCACCACCATCATCTCTATCCCATCTAACCCAAATATCATATTCTAATGCTTTTCTAATAGAATATGTGTTTGCTCCATCTACCTTTGTTATTTCTACTGCATCCCAAACAATACTAGCAATTGAACCTGCTTTATGAAATGCTATTGCTCCAGGAACAAATGTGTACCCTGGCTGTAATAGATATACTGGTGACCAGTGTGATGTTCTGTTTTTATCTGAAGAAACAATACGATATCTTACAGAATACCCCTGTGTTTCTGCACTTAATGGCGGTAAGTCTGAATTTGCTGTTTGAAATTTTTTAATAGTTTCTGGAGTAGACACTATGTTACACCTACCGAAAACCTAAACTCAATATAGTTACTAGTATTAGGTGACTTTACAATGGTTTCTGCATCAGTGGTTTTTACAACAGAATATCCAGTAAGACCATAAAGTGGGTTGGTAGTTGCAATATTTTCTAGACGGATAGCATCAAGAGCAATATAGTATTGATCTGAAGGGGTATCTGAAACAAGAACACATGCATATATTTTTACAACTGTTACAGCATTCCAGGTAAACCCTTGTGTCTGATATAGTTCCTGTAGTTGTTTTGTAATTACAAAATAACGGTTAGTAGAAAAGTCATATGTTCCGCCAGTACCGCTTCCATTATCAAGTTCTGCCTCAAACCTAGCAAATTCTCCAGATCCTTCTGCGTCTGTAGTTGCAAAGTCTACAAGAATGCGAACGGTATCTGGAACAGCAGAAGAGTCTCCATCTTTACTAACAAGAGAAAATGCAAGACGCAATTCATCAATTGGAGAGTTACGAGTAAAGTTAACATCCGCACCAGTTAAATGAATATGGTTTGACCCAGGCTCAACAACAAAATGTCCTTCTGCACTACCTGTAGATGAATCAATGGTTAGATCTGCATCATCTCCACGGATCAAAATAATATTATTTAAAAATCTACAGCGCTCATATCTTTCTGGACGTGGTGTTTTATAAAATATTGAGTTATCTGCGTTGGTCTGAAATACTAAATCTGTAGTTGCAATTACATTGTCATCTAGTGGGTCGTCTAGCGGCGTTGTAATTGTTGGAATAGATGTTGCTGCTACATTTGTATGATACTGCCAATTCTCTCCCTGAGTAAAAGCAAATACTGTTTTGCTATCATAGGCTCCAGCAGATGGGTTTGATCCTGCTGAGTATAATCCTATTTCTGTTATTTCATATCTTTCTTCTGTAGGCAACTCTGCAGTTAAAACAATTTTTTCTGTTCCAGAGTCATTTACAAAACCTCTTGAAGAAATAGGAACTCTAAACATTTCAAAATCTAGGTTGTCTTTTGTAGAATAATCCCCATATGGGTCAGTTGTATCTAGTGGTTGGGCACCGCATCCTATAGCAATATACGATGCATAAGCAGGAGCCTGCCCTATAAGATACTTACCAATGATAGATTTGCCTGTGTCTGTAATCATAATTCCGCCTCATATATTGTACCACCTGTGGTAATTTCTACCTCTATTTGCTCATCTTCCTGCATATTAACTGCTTCTACAACCAAACTTCCAGTCTCTGGATCTATATATATGTGACTACCGTCTGGTCCAGTGCCTTGTTGCGGTACCTTTGTTTCAAATTTAATAGCAAAATTTTGAAAATATTTATCTGAAGTAGCCTGAAGTGCAACAATATTATTTGGATTGTACTGTTGCTGAATCTGAGTTAAATTTTTAATTGGCTGATAAATAATTTGTTGACCATTAACAGTATCATTTCTAGCAATATTAATTAACTCTTGTCCACCAATATTTTCAAAGATAAGATCAGACATGATCTGAATTGGCACTGCTTCTTCATCAAAAAGAATTGTATCTATTGGTGCTGTTTTAACTGGTGGTGGAGGAGGAGTTTGGGTAACAGGGCTAATGTTTGATGGCTGAGAAGAAAATGTAGATGGTGTTAAAGGAATAGGATCAACTGGTGTAGTTGGAGTTGTGTTAGATGGAGTATAATCATCGTTATTATATTTATATTTATCACGTTCACGGCGAAGTCTTTCTTCTTCCTCTGCCGCTTTTCTTGCAGCCTCTGCCTCTGCTTCTATTTGAGCCTGTCTTGCTCTAGCCTGTGCTTCTAATGCCGCCCTATATTCCTCCTGTGCTTTTGCAAGAGCAATATTAGCCTCTGCTTGAGCCTTTGCTGCTTGTGCCCTATCTAAAGCCAATGCTGCATCTTCCTGTGCTCGCTTTGCTGCCAACCTATCTGCTGCTAATGCTGCATCCTCTTTTGCTCGTTTTGCTGCTAAATCCAGTGCAGAGGTTTGTCTTTCTCCAGCACGATACTCAGCCATTGACCTTTCTTCAGCCATTCTAAAGCGACCAGGATTGAATGAACTATTAACTGGTGCTGGAGACTGTCTCTGTGGTATTACATCACCACCACCATCAATTAAACTCATTCCAAAATTAAAAAACATTTTATACCTCACTCAAATACAACGTCATGCTTGGACCTGTATTACTTCTAGAGTAGTCAATATTATATACAACAAATCTATCACTATCTGGTGCAACTAAATCAAGACCTTCTGAATTTTTATAGTTTAATGTTACAATATCTCCTAGTTGAAGGGTAGGCAAAGAATAAACATTTACACCAATAGATTTTTTAGGCACCATAATCTTATTAATAATCCAACTCATTAATGCGTCTGCATCATCCTGAGTCTGAATATATGGGGTATCAATGCTAAATTCATTCTTACCATATATAAGTCTACTTAGTTTAATATCATCATACTTTGCTTTTTCTACCAGCGGAGAATACACCAAAGAACTACCACTGAATGGTGGATCAGCAAGATTGCTTACCTTGCTAAAATATTCATCTACTGTAAGTTCATGCGTAGTATCTTGAGTAAATGATATACCTTGAATTCTTAAATAGTTACCGCTTGTTTCATCAAGAACAAGAGCCTTGTCTGAGGCATTGAAGATTAAGAATTCTGCTCCGTATGAATCTGCCTGGAATCCAGATACTGCGTAGCCCTTAATTCTGTTAAAGGTTGGGGATAGTTGAGCATAAAGGGCAGGATATGCTTTGTCATACCTGATATCAAAATATGCACACTCACGCATAATTGTGCCAAACTCATCAAAGTACATATTATATTTTGGTGGTTGTTGTGCACTAATACCAGTTAGATAAGTTCCTTGTACAATGCCGCTCATTGCGTATTTACGGAAAGACTCATTTGCGTCAATCTGTTTATCTCCAAACACAGAAGATAGCGTTTCTCCAACGGTAAAGACCGTGTTCTGAGCATAGTTTTCTGACAAAGCATAAACATGCTCAAACATACAGCGTGAAGAGCCACGAACAAATACAGCCATATTATTATAAATAGGTAGTGGATCTGTATCGTCTACTATCTTAATTAATCTATTATTAATGTATAAATAAAATCTGCGTGTCTTTCCAATATCTTGGTACTCTACTGATAGATCATATACTGTTGGTTTATCTTCTCCAGCCATTCTATACTGACCAGTGAATCTACCGTCATCTACGATAATATTTGTTATGCCGCCCCAAAGTTTGATTGGAATAGCGTTATCATTTGCAGAGTCTTTTTTGATTTTATAAAATACGACGTTGTTGATATTTACTTGAGCCTCACCATTTTTATTCAACTTTAGATATGACTCAACATTTGTTTCTGTTAACGCAACTATTTCAAAGTAATAGCCATTATTAGTTTCTGGATTTAGCAACACTGCTAATCCTCCAGAGCCTCCGCCAATGCTTACATTTTGGTTAGGCTGAACACCATTGACCTGATAGTATGATGATGATCCGATAGGAGTCTGACCACGGGTTTCATTATTTTCAATCTTGCCAATAATTCTAACTCGTGTTCCAAAATTCTTATATGCTCCATCAAGATTTTTATAAACATAAGATACAAAGTTCAATGGAGTTTCTGTAGTTTTAAATGAAGGTCCATTCATTACCAACGCAGATGATTGAACTGTTCCAGTTTGAGTAGACTTAAGATTATTTACTGCAGTTTCTGTTAGATAGTTTGCAGCCATAAAGTTTTTAATAATTCCATTACGAGTCGTTTGACGAGCCAGTGTATTGTTTACGCCAGCAGCGCCTATTGTTGTTGCTGGTCGTGTAACATCCTCATCAAGGGTTGTAGTAAATAAATATTGTGTTTGCATATCACAACCACGAACATAGTCATTATTTGCCCAATATTCATTTATGCCTGCTGTATGAGTAGTGACAGGTGTTCCAAATTGACCTCTACCGTGCTCATATACTGCACCTGGCTGCAGCCTTGTAATGCCGTCAACTGTTTCATAAAATGGAACAGAGTAAATTCTAATTAATCCTGTTGGGTATATTTTTCCATTGAATGGTATGGATGCAAAATACCTCTGATATTCTTGATTGCTGCTAATCCAAACAT